TGGGGCGAGGTCGATGTAGTGGTGTGGGATGGGGTCGCGCACGTCGCCCGTCCAGTTGATGACCATGACGCCCATGTCACGCACCGCCTTCAACGTTGAAGGGTCGACGACATCTGGGTTCTGGAGTTGCATAAAGAGGACGTCGGCCTTGAGGTTGCGGCAGTTGTCGACGATGGCCTGTTGGCGTGTGCGGTGGTCCATGCCACCCCATTCAAGGCGCAGGACGCGGTGGCCCTCTTCGAGGCATGCGCGATCGAACTCAGGCATGCCCATCGCAAGGTGTATGATGATCATAGGTTGAACAGTTTACGGACGCGCTCGGCGTCGGGTTGGTCTTGGCGGGTGGTGCCGATGGCGAGGATGTCGAAGCCGGAGCCTACGTCGAGAAGGTGCTGCGATGGGTTGGCCTCGGCCAGCGTGCTGATGAGGGGCTTGGCGGCCAGCCCAGCGCCCACCACCACCATCGAGGCGGTGATGCCAGCCACGTCGATGGGGTGTGCGTTGTGGTCGGCGATGATGATGTGGCGAGCGCGGAGCCATTGCGCCACGGGGGCCATCCGTGCGGGGGCCACATAGTCTATGTCGACAAGGTCACGGACGGAGGACCAGAAGGAGAGCATCTCCTCCTCGTTACCCTCTTGCAGCAGCAGGCTGGTATAGTCCACATAGGGTGGACTGAGGTGATCGGCATGGAGCCTCCGCAGCTTGCTGTGCGGCGCATGGTCGGGCCACTTGCCGATGGCGGTGTCGGTGCGCTTGCACAGCTTGGTAAGCGCCTCATGGACGTCTGCCTGTGACTGGTCGGTGTAGTCATCACCGTTGATGGTGTGCCACCCCTTGTTGGCGCCGTGGATGCACAGCAGCTCGCCATCACCGAACTTGGTGAAGATGCGGCGCTCGCCGTTGCGGATGCCCTTGAGTATCCACTTTCGTGTCTGCTGTGGCGTCATAGGCTCGACGGGAATATCCATGCGTAGGGAGGCGGGATGCGGTACTCCTTGGGCTTGCCACGCCCCTCGCCATAGGTGCGGTAGGCGCTGCGGTGCAGGTGGATGGCACGCACCGTCTGGCAGGGGTTGGTGACCAGGTACCCGGCCTCGGTGAGGATATGGGCCAGCGCGTTGTCGCAGCCTGGCACCCCCATCGCGAAGGGGGCGTCGATGGCATGGCCGTCGCCAAGGACCACCCACGCATCTTGGCTGTCGGAGCGGTGGTAGGGCAGCAGGGTGGTCCCCATGTCCTCGTAGCGTGACAAGGCCCACACCTCGCGCTCATCGAGCCGGTGGGCGTTATCGCGCAGGGTGTGGTCCATGTGGATGTCGCTGTTGGCGATGACATTGACCGCATCGGGGCGGCACAGGGCGAACATCTGGGTGAAGGAGGGCCTGCCGTCGGGGACGGTCACAAGGTCGAAGATGGCATCATTGAGGCACCATGCCACGGACAGCTCCTCCTGCCGCTCTGGTGGTCCATAGAGTTCACGGGGCTGGATGAGGTGGAGCTTCATGGCTTGACGGTTTCAACGTTGAAGCCACGCGCTCTCAGCTCGGCATGGCGGTACTCTTGGACTGGAGAGAGGCGGCCCTTGGGAGCCTTGACCTCCACGAAGCGGACCTCCTTATCCTTGAGCAGCATCAGGTCGGGCATCCCTGCCTTATTGCATTGGATGAGCTTCACGACATAGTAGCCCTGTGCCTCATAGGTCTTGATGAGCTTCGTCTGAAAGTCCTGCTCTGTCATTCGGGCTGTTTTACGTTTCGGGTATCAATGAAGTATTGCCAAGCATCCTCGGCCTCTTCCATTGTGTCGAACCCTTGGTGTGAGGCTGCGACATACCCATCTACTTGCTCCTTGCAGTCCGGCCAATTGGTGTAGACACCGGGTACTCGCCCAATGTAGACCACATAGCCTCCCTTGTTTTTCATCGCGTCTTTTTGATTGTGATGCTCTGTGTGATGCGATTGAACAGATCGCCCATATCAGGCTCAGCCACAGATTTGATAGGATTAGCCCATTCATCGTCGGGAGCAGAATACACGACATATCCGCTCTGGGTAATACTTCCGCTCGCTTCTTTTTTCCAGTTCTTGGAATCGCTGATATAGATCAGCTTACCATGCGGGGTAACTGCGAACACCCCGTCCTTTAGTGCTTGAGGCTTCTTCTTCATGTTAGAGTTCGTGTTTGTCATGCTTGTAGTGGGTCGTGGTGTAGTCCTGTTTCTCCTTGACCAGCTTATAGATGCGTGGCTCAATAGACCGCTCGGCGAAGAGCCAATGCACCACGGGCGGTGTCGTGCGGCCAAGGTAGGAAGCGCGGTCCCTACCTTGCAAATAGGAGAGGGAAGAATGGTCGATGGAAAAGAACACCAGGTCATCGGCTGTGGATAGGTTGACGCCCTCCCTGCTGCTCTGGACCTGCCCGATGTAGACCGCGTCCGGCGTGCTGTTGAACACCTCCGGGCTGTCGGTCCAGCGGCCATCGAACGCGGCCTTGAGCATGTCCCCTTCCGCCTTGAACTTGTAAAGAATTGCGGTCTTTTTTTTACAAAGGTGCTCCCTAATGTAAAGAACCTTGCTATTGTCGAATATCACCGGGCCGTGGCCCTCGGTGATGACGGTCCCGCTGTAGATCTGGTGGAGCTTGCTCATCTGCTTCACCGCGGTATCGGCCAGCACCACTCTGCGTCCCGGCTTGCCGATGACGCCGTCCTTCATGATGCGCCTCGCCATCCGATAGGTGCGCTCCCTCATCGGCACGCGGTGGACCTTCTCCACAATCTGCGTCTCGAACCCTGCCTGTTCCTGTGTGATGGTGACGGTCAGCGGCTCGATGTCATGCAGGACCATCGCCTCCTTCGCGTCGCTGTAGTCCTTGACCACCGTGCCGGTCCCCACGCGCTTGTCCTTGACGTTGACAAAGACATCGGCCCATCGGTAGAAGTTGCGGTAGTCTGCCCATGGCATACGACCCAGCGCGAACTGGTGGTATAGCTGGCTATAGGACTCCGGCGATGGTGTGCCGCTCATCAGTAGGACCATCGCGTAGTGGAGTTGCCGGAGGTCTTTGAACCGCTTGGATGGCTTGGGGTAGGCACCGACGCCGTGGGCCTCATCCACGATGACCATGTGCCACGATGTCCCCTTGAGCTTGGGGAGCTGCTCGTAGTTGGTGACCGTGGCATTGACACCGATGGCCTCGGCATCCTTGATTATGGAGGCGATGGCCTTCTTCTTGGTCACCACCAGCACCGATGTGACCTCCAGCAGGCGGGCCGTCTCGAAGGCGGTGAGCGTCTTTCCTGTGCGGACCTCGCCCCGCAGGTATGCTATGCGGTTGCGGACGAGGATGGACCGCAGCCTGTGCGCGGCCTCATTCTGATAGGGTCTGAGGGTGATCATCGTTCGCGTTCTATGATGTTGGCAGCCCAGTTCTCCGCATGCCGCATGGCTTCGGCTATATCATTGCTCCACACTGATCCGCTGCCTATGCACTTTCCACCACGGCTAACTTCCCATCGGCCAGTCTCCCAGACGTGGCATGCAAGGTGTCCATACTTTGTCTCTGCGGTGATTACCCAGCGGCCCGATGGCATCTGTGTCCAGCCTTGTCTCATGGCTTCAGCAGTTTAGTGATGTCGTCATTGGTGAGCGGAGCCAGGTCGGCCTTGATCATGCGGTCGATGGACATGCGGTAGAGCTTGGACAGGGCCAGCAGCATGGTGATGTTCGGCTCTGCCTGTCCTCCCTCCCATCCATTATAGCGGGAGCGCATGACACCAAGCGCCTCGGCAGCTTGTATCTGGGTGAGCTGGTAGTACTTGCGCAGCCGAGGGAGGTTGCTTCGTAGGTTGTTCATGGCCGTGCGCTGTGTTCAAAGCGTGCTATCTGAGCCTTAAGTAGTGCGCTCTTGAAAGGCTCCTCATCTTTCATACATCCGACACCCCAATAAATGCCCCACTCGTCAGATCTGCCCATAACTAAATCCCTGAATGGAATGTCTCCCAAGCCATTCTGTGGTTTAGATATCGTTATGCTCCCATCGCCTTCCTTGGTTATAGTGGTGGCAAGTGTGGTGTCTGGGGTTCCAACAAACAAGCACAGGTCTTTGCCAGACTGAAGCACAAGCCTTTTCATCTTTTCCATGTCGTCATTGGAAATGTCGGCATTCCCTTTGACCTCTCCATACATCTTATGCTTGGGGAACCAGAAGTCAGGAAGGTAGAACACCCCGTCGCCAAGGTCATAGCCTTCTTTTTCATATTCCCATTCTACACCTAACGCATCGAAGTACACGGCCCAACGAGCCTCGGTCCTTGACCGGAAGTAATTCCCCTTGTAAAGTGTGTTGATTGCTTTCATGGTCAAAATGGTGCTTCCTCCGTTACTAATGTTGCTCCTTTGTCAGCCTTGTCGTCGGCGTACAGGGTCCATCGGTCCCCCGCCTGGTCCTTGCCCTCCTCTATGGTGTACCCCTTGTACTCTCCCCAGATGGTCATCCATTGGGTGAACTTCTTCTGGCTGATGCCATGCGGCTTGGCCTTCGGCTCATAATCCGGGTACTCCCGTATGAACTCCGCGAACCGGTTGGAGCGAACAAGGCGGATGCCCACCTCAAGGTTGCCCTCCTCTGCCCATTGCCAGAACTCATGGCTGG